ACTACGCTATTTTCAATGATAGTGTTAATATCGGTATCCTCGCTAACAAAGCAAGTACTGCTAGGGAACTCCTCGGAAGACTCCAACTAGCATATGAAAATTTACCCAAGTGGATACAACATGGAATACTCGTATGGAACAAAGGTAATGTTGAACTTGAAAATGGATCAAAGATCCTTGCTGCTTCTACGTCTGCTAGTGCTGTTCGTGGTATGTCATTTAACATACTATTCCTTGATGAGTTTGCATTCGTTCCAAATCACGTAGCAGAACAGTTCTTTGCATCTGTTTATCCTACTATTACTTCTGGTAAGTCAACAAAAGTCATAATCATATCTACACCTAATGGTATGAACCACTTCTATAAGACGTGGGAGGATGCTAGGAGAGGTAAGAATGGATATGTTACCAATGAAGTACATTGGTCTCAAGTACCAGGCAGAGATGCTAAATGGAAAGAAGAGACATTACGAAACACATCTAAGAGACAATTTGCACAGGAGTTTGAATGTGACTTCTTAGGATCTGCTGATACATTAATATCACCATCTAAACTACAATCAATACCGTTCACTGACCCACTTATAAGCAATGCAGGACTTGATATACACGAGAGAGTACAAGAAGATCACGAATATGTTATTACTGTGGATGTTGCCAGAGGAATCGGTGGCGATTATTCGGCTTTCATCGTATATGATATCACCACTATGCCGTATCAAATTGTTGCCAAGTACCGTAATAACGAGATTAAACCTGTACTGTTTCCCTCTGTCATCTTCCAAGTAGCAAAACAATACAACTATCCATACATCTTAGTAGAGGTAAATGATATTGGTGATAGCATAGCAGCAACATTAAACTATGATCTTGAGTATCCTAACGTACTCATGTGTGCTATGAGAGGTAGAGCTGGTCAGATAGTAGGTCAAGGGTTCTCAGGAACTAAGACTCAACTAGGAGTCAAGATGAGCATCACTGTGAAGAAACAAGGGTGTGCTAATCTTAAGGCAATTATAGAAGATGATAAACTCACGTTCAAGGACTTTGAGATATTCCAAGAGTTAACTACGTTTGTACAAAAGAAACAAGCATGGGAAGCAGATGAAGGGTATCATGATGACCTAGTAATGTGTATGGTTATATTTGCTTGGTTGTGTATGCAAGACTTCTTTAAGGAACTTACCGACCATGATGTAAGAAGAAGAATATACGAAGAACAGAGAAACCAAATAGAACAGGACATGGCTCCATTTGGATTTGTAGATGATGGATTAGGTGATGATACCTTTGTTGATGCTGAAGGTAACTTCTGGTATGGAGATACACAAGACTCTGTTACATACATGATGCCCGACTTATGATGGATCTCGAACAGCAGTTTGACCTAGAACACTTGCTGTTCAAACAAAGAACATGTAGATGTTGTGGAAGAACTAAAGACTTACTTAATGATTACTACTTAATTCGTAAGAATAGAAGCAGACTTGCCTCATCATATTCGTATGAATGTAAACTGTGTACGATAGAAAGGGTTGTAAAGACTAGAAAAAATAAGAGATCTAATAAAGAATGGATGTATCCAGACTGGTAGTTCATGCATTGTTTCCCCATTCAAGAGTTGCTATTTTCTAAATAACTATAGACAATTTTAGCGATCATTTATCGGGAGTAAAGCATAATGGCAAGTCAAATCTCGCCTGGTGTTATCGTCAAGGAAAGAGACCTGACAACTGGAACAGTTGTAAACTCAGCAGCAACTACTGCTTCTGTAGTTTCTACATTTCAGAAAGGTCCAGTTGGCGAAATCACCACGATCTCTTCACAAAGAGAATTAGTAGATACATTTGGTAGTCCAGGAGACTCAAACGCAGACGACTTTTTTGTCGCATCTGAGTTTCTAAACTATGGTGGTCGTCTTGGTGTTGTTCGTGCAGACACAGGAGCAGTTAATGCTGGTGCTGCAGCGATCATCAGAAATAAGACAGACTACGAATCAAGAATTGAGCAAACCACACCTGCATGGAAGTGGGCTGCTAGAACACCAGGTATCTGGGGTAATGACTTTGACGTTGTTATCGCTGACCGAGGTGCTGACCAATATGTTATATTCGGTTCTGCACCAGCTAACGTTGTTGCTGGAACAGATCTAACCTTCTCTTCTGGTGCTAAAGCAGAAGTTCTTTCTTATGATGCTGCAACACTTACTGCAGCTGTTATCTTAGATACACCTACATCTCGTCTGACTGCTACTGATACCCTTGATACTCCCGATGAGGGTCAAATAACTGGTACTGCCGTTGCTAACGCTGGTTCTGGATATACATCAGGAACAGGACTTGCAGTTACAGGTGGTACAGGAACTGGTGCTACTGTAGATATTACAGTTGCAGTTGGTGTACCTGCTACAGTTACTATCACATCTGGTGGTTCAACATACGGTGCTACTGGTACTAATGTCGCTACTACAGGTGGTACTGGTACTGGATTAACTGTTGACTTTACTTCTACAGGTGGTGTTGTTGACGGTGTAGTAATCAATACTGCTGGTACTGGTTATACAGTTGGTAACACAATCACCATTACAGGTGGTGGTAACAACGCAACTTTCTCAATCGCTTCTGTTAACGGTGTAATCACTGCGGTTTCTATAGCATCTGCAGGTACTGGTTACAGCACTTCTGATACAGTTGGTATTGTACAGTCTGGTGGATCAGGTGGTACATTCACAGTTAACACTGTTGCAGACTCAACAATCTCATTAACAGTTGCAGACTGGTGGACAAACACAAACACAGACGGTACTAAGACAGCGACTGACGATGGTAAGATTACACTATCTGCTATTGGTCCTCGTCCTGGTACTTCACAATTTGCTGCTAACCTAGGATTAGGTTATGACGAAGTTCACGTTGGTGTTATTGAAAGATCAACAAAGACTGTGGTAGAAAGAATACAGTATCTTTCTAAGTTTACTGATGGTGTATCTGCTGAAGGTGCTTCTGCTTACTATCCAACGATTGTAAAAGAAGCTTCAAACTTTGTTTACTTTGGTTCACACATCGCTAGTGGATCTACTCACTATCCTACAACTGCTGGTGCTGGACTTGGTATCGGTACTGCTGCTACTGCTGGTACATCTGGACAGAAGATGGCGGTTATCGGTGTTTACCAAGTTTCATTGACTGGTGGTACAGATGACTATGCATATACAGTTGCTGAGTTTTCTGAAGGTCTAGAACTATTCAACGATAAAGAAACTGTTGATGTAGACTACATCCTTATGGGTGGTTCAATGTCTACTGAGTCAGATACTAAGTTAAAGGCTGCTGCATGTATTACTACTGCTAACCTCAGAAAAGATGCTGTTGCATTCGTTTCTGCACACAAGGGTAACCAAGTGTCTGGTACAGTAGCACTTACAAGAGCTGCACAAAAAGATAACACAATCAACTTCTTTAGTTCATTGAGTTCTTCTTCATACGCAGTCTTTGATAGTGGTTATAAGTACTTCTATGATCGCTTTAACGATTCATATCGTTACGTTCCTTGCAACGGAGACATCGCTGGTCTATGTGTAGCAACATCTACTACACTTGACGACTGGTTCTCACCTGCTGGACTATCACGTGGTGGAGTTCGTAACGCTATTAAGTTAGCATACAACCCAACTCAATCAGATAGAGACGAACTATATCAGAACAGAATCAACCCAGTTGTTTCCTTCCCTGGTCAAGGTATCACACTATTTGGTGATAAGACTGCATTATCCTCACCTTCTGCATTTGATAGAATCAATGTTAGAAGACTCTTCATCAATATTGAAGACAGAGCAGAGGCACTTGCTAAGGCAGTTATCTTTGAGCAAAACGATGATACCACAAGACTTGGGTTTAGTAATGCTCTATCTTCTTACCTCGCAGAGGTACAGTCAAGAAGGGGTATCACTGACTTCCAAGTTGTATGTGATACAACAAACAACACACCTAGTGTTATTGATCGTAATGAATTTGTTGCTGAAGTTTATGTTAAACCAACACGTTCTATTAACTACATTACATTATCATTCGTTGCTACAAGAACTGGAGTTTCCTTCAGTGAAGTTGTAGGACGCTCGTAAATTAACCACAAACCGTAGGAAGGTAAAAGAAAATGGCTATTAACTCAAACGTATCTGAGTTTCTGCAGAAGATCAAACAGGGTGTTAAACCCAATATGTTCTTGGTCAACATCGCTTTCCCTGGCACTCTTGCTAAGGGAAACAGCGATACAGACCTTACAAATATACTTTGTAAATCTGCAGCACTCCCTGCATCTAACTTAGGTGTAATAGAAGTCCCATTCAGAGGACGCTCAGTAAAGATCTCAGGTGATCGCACCTTTGATACATGGACTGCAACTTTTGTTAACGATGAAGACATGAGAATTCGTGCATTCTTCGAGCAATGGTCTGCATACATCAATTCACATGATGGTAACACATCTACTCTGTTCAAACCAGAAACATCTGGTTCTGGATACATGGCTACTTTAGAAGTAAACCAGTTAGAGAAAGATGCAACCACACAAGGTAATGTAATTAGAAAGTACAAACTCTTCCACGCATTCCCAAGTTCAATCTCTCAAATCGATCTTGCTTATGATAGTAACGATCAGGTTTCTGAGTTCACAGTTGAATTCCAACTATCTTATTGGACTGCAGAATCTGGAGCAGCAGCTGGATCAAATCCACCTGACACAACACCAGTTCTTGCCACTGTATAAATAGATATAGATCTAGCGTAAGAATTTATTATGAGTCAGTTATTTGGCTTTCAAATAAACAGAAAGGAGGAACGTAGAGGTCAATCTCCAGTTCCTCCAAATGCTGATGACGGCACAGCCGTAGCAGCAGGTGGTTATTTTGGCACGTATGTCGAAACTGATGCACAAGCGAGAAATGAATATGATCTCATCAAAAGGTATAGGGACATGTCTCTACACCCAGAGTGTGACGCTGCTGTTGATGATATTATTAACGAGTTCGTGGTTAATGACTCGAATGATAGTTGTGTAGATATCAATCTGGATAACCTAGAAGTAGGTGCTTCAGTAAAGAAAAGAATTCGGGAGGAGTTTGGTTACATCAAAC